GGATTGCTGATGCTCGCCACCTTGCAAAGGGCAATTCTGATCACATACCAAGAGGCGGAATCGTCAGAGCAATTGATGTAGATGCTGACCTAAAAGCGCACCCTGAAGAAGTTTTTGCATTAGTTGAAAAGATTCGCAAAACCGCCAAACGCGGCGATAAGCGGATTAAATACATTATTCACAATAAAAGAATTTGCAGTCCAATCCTTAACTGGAAGTGGCGCAAATACAAGGGAAATCCCCACATTTCGCATTTCCATATTAGTTTTACAACTTTGGGTGATAATGACTCAGGTTGGTTTGATCTCGACAATGAGAGGAAGAACAATGAAAAAAGACTTAGCAAAGGCAGCCGAAAGCTGGGCAAAAGCGTTTCTAGCAGCAGCTCTGGCGACTTACCTGGCAGTGGGCTGGGATGTCAATGCAATTGCCAATGCCGCTCTCGCATCGGTATTGCCTAGCATTATCAACTGGCTCAATCCAAACTACGAGCGATATGGCAAAGTGCGTTAAATGTCAGTCGCGGAAGTAGCAGCAACAGCTGCATCGGTTGTGGGCATTTGCGTTGCCCTGCTCGGTGGTCTGCGCTACCTAATCCGCACTGAAGTTCCCCAGGTAATTCAAAAAAGTCACTTGGCAGACCGGCTTTCAAAGCTAGAGGACACACAGATTGAGATGCTTGCATTGATCCGCACGGCCCTTCAAACTTATCCACAGAAAGGGGTCGCAAATGGCAAACAAAAAACCCGTAAAAAGAAAACGCGCTAAAGCGACCCCTCGACGCGTTCGTAAGCCAAAGGCAGTTAAAGACCTACCGCTCACAAAACTCGATGTTTTCTATATTGAAATGAAAATGGTTTTTGATGCTGCCAAAAAAGCCGGATTTGATGAGGCCAATGCCCTGCGGATTGCGTATGATCGAGAGGCTTATCCTGATTGGATAGTGCCGGCTGATGATCCAGTCAAAAAGATTGGCTGGGAAGACGGCGAAGAGGATGTCTAATTTTCAGAGAATCTGACCTCTTTGAATTCCTAAAAGAGAGAATCCCCGACCTGGAATCAGGAACCCAAACCGAAAGATTCGATGCAGTTTCAATGACCCACCGAGCCATCTTCGAGCTGAAGTGTCGGCGCTCTCATTATGACGATTTAATGATTGAGCAAAGCAAGTGGAAAAACCTGGTTGAAATTGGGCTTCTAAGGGCATTTAGAGCCTTTTATATCTCCAGCACACCCCTCGGCATCTACTGCTGGGAGTTAGACGCTCTACAGCCCCCACAATGGCAAATTAAGGCACTCCCAAACAAGACCGATTTTGCAGGCAGTAAAGTCACAGAGAGGCCGGTTGGCTTCCTTCACATAGACAATGCCTGGGATTTGTTGCGACACTCCGAAAATCCGTTTGCCTAAATACATTTTAAATCCTATTCTTTAAGTCTAAATGCATTTAGCGTTTAGAGAATAGGGAGCAAATGTCAAAAGAAATACCAGTAATTCGATTTGATTCGCAAGCTGGAGCCTGGACTGATGGCTACAACTTCGTTAAAGGATCGATAATACGCCGATTCGCCAGGGAGCGGATGGGTAAAAAGCAACTGCGAGGCAGATTGTCAAGAGCTGAAATATCGGCTTATTGGCTTGACAAATATGGGGTTGATGCAGATGTTGCCTGATAGCACAACCTTCGGATTCATAATCGTTTTAATGATTGCCTTTTTTATGTTGGGCGCAATGTTTGGATCATTCATTGGACAGACAAGAGCCTATGAGCGAGGCCTGAAAATGGGTAAGTCAATCGAAAAGGTGAGAAGTGGCACTCGATGATTACGCAGACCTGTCCGCAATTGAATGGCTCGAATCGGCTTGTGACACCCTCCGCGAGAGGGGGATCGAATATGGTGATCCGAGATTCAATTTATTACGCATTTTCAAAATCTGCCGGATCCTCGGTGTTCAGCTCCGAGACCCATCTGACATTGCAATTGTATTTTTGGCGACCAAACTCAGCCGCATTGTGGAGAGCCCTGGGAGGTCGGATTCGTATCTCGATTTGCTCGGATATTCCTCTATCTTGGCTCAATTGCGACACACCACACCGGATGATTGGAGCGACATTGAGTTTGATCAGAAATACGAATAAAAACCAGTGGTGCGACACCTGCAAACAACGCTGGGGTCAAATGAAAGATGGCTCCTGGCATCCAAAGGCTCAAATGCCTGCATATTGGAAAGTGGTTTCTGAGCATCCGAGTCGCAGGGGAGTCACAAGATTCTACTGCTACAAATGCGCTGAAGATTCCTGCAACTGGCCTGATGGCACCTATTACTCACTCAAAGAACAATTAGAAGATGCACTAACTAAATACAACAAGGGAGCATATTATGATCAGCAACTGGCTAAATGATTATGAGTCGGTGTGGAGCCGATTCGATAAGTTCAAGGCGGACTTTCCTGATTACCGCCACAAATCACACATTCTCGCTGAATCACTAAATCACAACTGCGATGTCTTTATTATCAAGACAGAGCTATATCGCACCTGGAATGACACAGAGCCATTTGCCACCGGACTATCCAGCGAGCCAAAGAGCAAGCAATACGCCATCGAACAATGCGAAACCGGATCGCTAGGCCGCGCATTAGTGATGGCAGGCTACCCAGCCAAACCAACCAAAACCGGACAAACTCATTTGAAGCCTATTGAAACAACAAAGCCTGCACTAGCTGAGTTTGTTGAGAAGCAAAGACCAAACGACCCAGCGCCAGTGGTGTGGGATGTCAGTGAGATTGCAAAAGAGTTAGGTGCTGAGATCATCGATGAGGTTCCACTATGCAACGGCGGATGTGGTCCGATGGTATTGAAGCAAGGTGTTAAGGAAGGCAGGGAGTATCGAGGCTGGGTTTGCCCAATCAAAGACTCAGGCCATCCTGCAAGGTGGATGAAGATTGGGGCAGATGGCAAGTGGGAATTCCGTAAGTGAATCTTGATGTCCATCCGTTCAAATGCGGTAATTGCAAAATGACCACTGCCCAGGTAGTGCATCGCACATACGACACAAGCGACATTGCTGATGCGCCGGATGAGGTGTGGTTGATCGAGTGTCAGCGTTGCTTTGAAATGCGAATCATCTACCCTGAAGAGCGCGTTGCAAGCAAAGAGGACGACATTATGAGATGCCCTGAATGCGGTGGATACAAGATGAAGGCAGCTAAATGCAAGATATGCAGGTTAGCGGCTGGAAAGGATCGCATTAAGCGCATCGTATTTACTGGTCACACAGATCTTGAAGTTTGGGATGAGATATAGGAGAAGCTATGCCCACCTATGAATTCAAATGCCCCAATTGTGAAATCACAGTTGATCGAAGCTATGCAGTCTATTCAAATCACACAGAGTTTTGTGAGGATTGCGGTGTGAAGATGGCAAAAGTGTTTTCGCCAGTTGGGGTCATATTTAAGGGGGATGGGTGGGCTGGCAAAAGCAAATGAGCAAACAGCCACATTCACTGGCCTACATTCACCAGCTTTTAGCCTGGGGATTTAGCCTGGAGTTTATTGCTAAGGATGCAGGCATTGATTTACCATCATTAGAAAGAAGACTAGATCGGGAGAGGAAAAGAAATGAGCATCAAAGACAAGAGCCTGAAACTGGCAGCTGTGAGTCTGATAGCAGACGAGGCAAAGAAGGCGAAAGACAGATTGCGAGCTGAATTACAAGAAGAGATGGAAGCCATTGGGGCAGATAGGGTGAAGGCTGAATTGGGTGATGAAACAATTGCCTATGTGACCACAACAAAGCCCAAGTTCAAATGGCAGGTAGTAAGTGAGCAGGCCTTCACCAGGTGGGTCAAAGAAAACTACCCAACAGAGATTGTTGAATCAGTCAGGGAATCATTCAGGGAGGTAATCCTGGCTAAATTCAACTTCAATGATGATGTTGTTATCGATCCAAATGGTGAGGTTGTTGAGTGGTTAGTGGGTGAGGTGGCTGATCCTTACTTAACTACAAAGTTTGCTGGTGATGGAAGGGATTTGTTAAAGAGTGCGATAGTGGGCAATCAAATTGATGCCAGGAAGGTGTTGGAGCTGGAGTAAATAGTAAAAAAACCGTATCACATAGTGAGATAAGGAGAAAATACTATGCTTGACTCTCTTGACAAACGCATTACACTCTCGCCAAAGCGCGGGCGCAGGGCTGGCCCATTAGCGGAGGTTGAGGGGGGCCATTGCCTACGCCTGGTGGCTCCGGCCCTAATAATTCTTTTAATGTTTTCACAAATAATCTTTTCATCTAAAGCAAACGGTTATCCATTAAATAGACAACAACAAGACTGGGTTTTAGTAGCAATGAATCATTTGGTTGATTTAGAGGAAACACAGTGCTGGGTTGAGCTGATATGGAGGGAGAGCACCTTCAATCCCCTGGCGGTGAATGGCTCACACTTTGGGCTGGGGCAGATGAAATCGAAGTGGTATGCCAAACTCAATCCAAGACAACAAGTAAAGGCTCATCTAAAGTATCTTGATCACAGATACAAAGGCAGTGCCTGCAAAGCATTGAATCATTTAAAAACAAAGGGATGGCATTGAGCAGTTTAAAGAAAACTGGAAGCACTACTCGATGGCGGAAGATCCGCGAGAAGATACTGAAGCGAGATGATTACACTTGCCAGTTATGTGGTCAGTATGGAAATACAGTTGATCACATTGTGCCTCGCAGCTTAGGTGGCGATGATCAGTTCGAGAACCTTCAAACACTATGCTCTAAGTGCAATTACAGTAAAGGTGCCAAAATGGGCCAAAATGCCCATATAGGGGGTAGGGGGCCGTTTTTTGACAGGGCAGGAACAC